ACCAAAATCTATGCGAGCCATGTGTTGTTTCCAGCAGATTTAGTTGTCCAAGTGTTTGACCCGACCGGCACATCTGTCCATGTGTTCGGGTTTACCCCAACATTAGTCCAAGTCTCACTACCCACCGAAATGGGATTCCATGTATTTGACCCCGGGCTAACAGGGTTCCACTCATCTCCCAACACCCGTCCCGTAGCAGTCACGGTGGCGTTGGCCGTAATTTGTGCAGATGCGGCAAAAGTAGCGTTTGCCGTAGCAGACATCGAACCAAATGCGGTGACGTGTGCTTGAGCAAATGCTTCAAACCCTGCGGTACAGGACACGCTTGCAGCAGCCGATATATCACCCGCCCCAGTCCGTACCCGTATGGCCTCTCCCGACACCGTTGCGGCGGCAGAAATCAGCCCTTCAAACGTCCGTACCCGCTGTGGCGTAGAAACAACACTTGCCTCTGCGGTAATACTTGCCACACCCTCGGTAATACGGAAGGCATTCGCCGACATCGTGCCGGAAGCGGTAATAAGTGCCTCTGCCGAGCGTATGAGGTTGCCTACCGCGCTAACGGTGCTAGAAGCCTCCACAGCGGCCTGTCCTTGCTGGACGCGTATACCCTGTGCGGAAACCGTAGCGGCGGCTGTAATGGCCCCAGAACCGCCTAGAACGGCAATTGCGCTTGCGGAGACTGTTGCCGAGGAGGCAATTAGCCCTTCCCCGGTTCTCAGGCGTGTGGCGTCTGCCGCCACGGTTGCACTTGCCGTTACTGCCGCAGGTGCGTCCAGATATATGCAAGCAGTCCCCCAAATGGGGCTGTCCATCGCAATCTGGATGGTGTCTAAATTACCAAAAAAATCTAAATCATCGAGCGTCCACGGCCCACAGACCTTATCCGCGTACCACGTTGCATCCAACGGGTACTGCGGCATCGAGTCCAGCGTGCCAAACTGGTCTAACTCCTCTAGGGTAAGAGGCATTAGGCAAGGGTGACACTCAGCGAGCCAGCGGCGATCTTGAAGATGTCGCCAGACTCAATTGTTTTGGAGGTCGTCAGGGCTGTGTAAAACAGCAGATTCCCCGTGGTAATCGCGTCGTGTAGACCAATGTGGGAAACCGTACCCCACGAACCCGTGGCTTGGGCAAACTCCACAGCAGACGAGTTCGTGCAAACCCCGTCATTAGGTGCGCCAAAGGTCACATCCTTACGGGCATAAGAGCCACCAGAGACCTCGGTTCCTGTTCCACCCTCGCCCGGGTCGGTCGTAAAGAGCGACACAAACACGGTGGATGGGGAGTTGTAAGACGTATTGCGGAGAACGGCGTTTAGGAGGCCATTCTCCAAGTAGTTCGACATTTCAGCCATGATTACCTCGTTGTAACGGACATAGAAATAGGTGCGCCAGCGTACTCTGAGTTCTCATCAGACCCCTCAATCCGGGCAATAGCGCGGTCATACATCGCTGCCCAAGTCTGCACACGGGCATCATTCATCAGATACGGCTCTGCCTCGCCCAAGGTCGCGTACAAAAGCGCGTCTGGGTAGTTCGCCATAAACTCGTTGCTTGCCACCGAGACAGACATGGCGGTGGGCTTGAAGTAATACAAAAGTTCTAACGTGTAGTTGGTGTCAGGGATGGGTGCAAAGTCAAACTCCTGACCAAGTACGGTATAAAACACAGGTCGGCCAGAATCCGTTGTCCGAGCATCACGGCTAAACGCGCTTGGCGATAGGTAGGACAGCGTAATACGGGGTGTGGCGTCTATGTAAATGTCCCGCAGTTCTAGGAAATCTGCGGGCAACGCGACCGTTGAATCGCCACCCGTCATCGTCGTGGTTACCGACTTCAGCAGCTTACGGGTACGGATGTCTCGCGACAGGCGAAGTTCGGCCAGCGTAATAAAGTCAGGAATCTGGCTTGTGAGGTCCGTCCGACCGAGGTAGTTCGCTACCGTGGTCTTTAAGTCCGTGTAATTGGTCAGGGCCATGTTTGTTGTCCAAAATAATGTCGTGCCATCCAAAGGTGTAAGACCCGATATGCCCAATCTCGTTGGACAATCCGTGGTCTACCCATGTGTCAAATCCAGCGTCGTATGCTTTTACACAGAAATACACATCCTCGCCCAACAACTTATCGCCCTTTAGCATTTCAAACCAAAACCACGGTTGCGGCGTCTTGCGAAAGACATCTGCCTTCACCATCATCACGCCACACCCAATCGAGGTCACGCGCTCTAGTCCGGTCTTGCCTTTAGACGATACCTGCACCCACGAGTTGACCTTGTTCTCAACGTCAATCTCTAGGTTCTTGGCGGTTGCTTTGATCGGTATGGACCGCGTAGTAGCGTTTACACCTACGATGTCCTTGTTGTGTGCCAGCAGTCGTTCAATCGTGTTCTTTGGAAAGCGCATATCTGCGTCTATCCAGAGGATGTAATCCGCACCCTCGTTGAGCGCTTCCTTTGCGAGCTTCTCTCGCTGGTCAAAGATGAGCGTCCCGTTAACTGTGTATAGGGCAGTCTCACCTTTTCTGAATCTTGCGTCATACCCCACCATCGTGGAGAGATCAAACGCTGTACCTATCTCCATCTCACCGCGTGACGGAATACAGACCGCAACGCGTTTGCCCTTCTTTGCCATGCTTCCTCCTACACCCGACCGGGGCGCGTTCTAAAATGGACGTTCTCTGGGTCGTTAAGCCAAGCCTTTAATGCTTTTTGATCTGTTATGTGAAAGCCACGCATGATGCCCTTTTCGTTGAGCATCGCAATTACTGCGTAGGGAATGGAGGCGATCTTCGTCAAGTCCTTCCATTTCGCCTTATTGTCAATGGCGTTGTATTGCGCTTTATTCTGTTCTATAAATGGCGTAATGTCGGTCTCAGACTTGATAACAAGTCCACCTTCGCCATCTGCGTAGTACGTTTTGACCGTACCGTTGTAAACGTCTGTTCCGAGTTTGCTCACAGTTAAGGGTGTGGAACGGATTTCTCCGTCCCACACTTTACCCAAAGATTAGGTTGCGGACAAGTCAGCCACGATACCGTGAGCTGCTTCGTTCTTCACCTCAAGGGTCAGTTCGGCAAGAATCTGAGTCTTCTCGCTGTCGCCGGTCATTGCCAGATCATTGGTCTGGAACGCACGAAGATAGTTAAGAGAAGCGTACTCAGGGTCGAGCACCAGAGCGTCGCGTGAGCGCATAAAGCGGTTCGGGACGATTTGGAGCACACCGAAGTCAGACTGATACAGGTCAGCGCCAGCCAGAATGGTGATCTGACCAGTTGCGTTGCTGTTGTAACGATGCTGTGCCAGACCTTCGAAGCCAGAAACAACCTGCTTCAGAGCGGGAGGAACAACCAACAGCGTGGGTGTACCGCCTTCGGTATAAACCTGCTGAACCACATCCTTCAGGAAGGACTCTTGGAACGTGCGGGTGATACCGTCGCCACGGGTCGACTCACCGATGGTGGTCGGATCGGTAGCGGTTGTGCCACCACCCTTGTTGCTGTTGGTCTTGATCCATGACAACAGAGAAGCCATCTTACGCGGCGTGGTCGAAGAACCAGCGCTACGACCTTGGTTAGCGGTGATGATGGTTTCAATGTCGCGCTTCAGTTCGGCAGAAGCCTTAGCCAACTGATAAGCCTTTTCAGATTTACGACCGGCTTTGTTGACTGCTTCTAGCGTGCCAGAAACCTGAACGGTCTTCTGAACGATCTGGGTGTAGTTACCAAGACGGGTCGTGGGGCTGATCGTTGCGGAAGTTGCGTCTGCACCTTCAACAGCGGCGTTGCCATAAGTAGCAGCGGCCAGAGAGTCGGTCTGCCACTCGTGATAAACGGCAGTAGCGGAGCCTTTCCCAATGGACGACATGACTGGAGTTTGCTCGGGGCTGATATCGTAAATCACATCAACTAAGTCTTCACGAGCGCCAATGGCGTCGTGACGGGTAAACGTAGGCATGATTATTCCTTATAAAAAGCGTTCAAATAGTTTTGCAGCGTCACGTTGCTTGCCGGACTTCCGAAGTTGTCCTTTGAGCTTCTTGACGGCATCTTCGTTGGGATTGCTCTGTTGAGCAGGTCCCGGGCGCAGAGTCTTTGGAGCCTCGGCTACACGCTTGGCGGTTGCGGGCTTGGACTTCTGCAATTTGTCGTACTGCATGGCCTTGTAAAGAGTCAGAACTGCACGATGGTCATAGACCTGTGACAACTCCTGCTCAGAGAAACCAATTGACCTCGCGAAGTCTTTGATTTCCTTCCGCACAACTTCGCCTTTAACCTCATCAGCCATGTCAGGGATGGCGGTACGCAAACGCTCCGCTTCCTGTGCGAGATGGGATTGAAGTTTGGCTTGTTGTTCGGCCTGTTGGCGTTGTGCCAGTTGCGCTCGTTCCTGACGAACCGCAGCGAGTTGTTTCTCGCGCTCCACCTGCTCTGCCATTTTCACGGCGTAGCCAATGGGGTCAGTCTCTTTAAGTGCGGCCAAATCTTCCTGTGGACTCTGTGCGAGGACTTGCTCGATCACTTGGAGTCGTTGGGCATACTGGTCACGAAGTTTCGCGGCTTCTTCTATCTTGGCCTTTTCGGCCTCGATAATCTTGCGCTGTTCTGCAAGCGCCTGCGTCTTCTTTGTGTAATCCGATGTGCGGGAATAACCCTTAATGAGTTCGTCAACGTCAACCTCTAATTCCTCGTTGTCAACCTTAACGCGGTAGGTAGGGGTTTGTTGGGGTTCCTCTTGGATTTCCTCGCCTGCTTCCTCGGATTCGTACTCTTGAACGTCCTCTGAATCGTACTGTTCAGCGCTCTGTTCAACGGCTGGTTCGTCGGGTTGGCCTTCTGGCTCCGTCGGTTCCATCATTCCGAGAAATGCACCTGCGGCATCTCTTACTGTCTTAACACTTCCTTGCGGATTGGTGTCTTCCATTGTGACCTCTTAGGTAATTAAAAAACCTTCCACCGCTTTTCCTTAATTTCCTTGGTAGCGGCAATTGACTCTAATGAGGCGATAAATTCGTCCAGCCCCCGCAGTTTTTGCAGGGCGCGTTCCCGAATGTCTATCGCGTCCTCATGGGAGTTCAATACTGTATCAATATACATCTGACGTTGCTTATTTACAACATCTTTGAAAAAGTCGTCTGCAAGCAGGGTTTTAGCCCTTGCTACGGGGTTATCAAGTGCCACCTTGGTTCGCCAATATGTCGGGTGATGGGCCGGTAAACCTTATGACGTTGCCTTGGGCGTCAAAGTATCGGGTGGGCTGGGTGTTCGGGTTGTTCTGTGCCACCTCAAGGATCGGTATTCCTTCCTGCGTATAGCCCGCCGCGTCTGGGTTGAACCTACCCGGCGTAAATACGTTCACGGGGGCTTGGACCACGGGAGCGCCAAACTGGAACCCTGTGGGAAGCATCTGGTTGTAGCCTGCCACCCCAGAGCGGAAGGTTGGAGCGCCCTGTTGACCAAACGGAACAAATCCTGTCTCTAGCCCTTGCTCGGAGTAGAACTGCCCTGACAGCGGTGTAGGTACAAAGTTTGACCCACCGAATGATTGGTTGATCGTTCTCGCTAGCAGGCCGGGGAGGGTCTGTTGCGTGGCTACAACACTTGGGGTTGCGGCAGTCCTTGCGGTGTACGCACTAGGAGCAAACGGGTTGGCAATGTTCAGTCTTGTAAGTTCGTCACCAAACGCCGCGTATGAGGGGGTGTAGTCAAACGCTTGGAGTGCTCGGGTGCGGTCTAGTGCCTCCCTGCGGGCGGTTGCCATGTCCACATCTTCCCCAAGTTGCATACCGTACAGGCGGTCTACAACGACCCCGGCTTGGGGGCGGGATAGCGCTGTGTATACGTCGCTCATGTTTCGTGCGGAGGACAGGTCAGACATGATTCGGTTGGCGGCTTGCTCTGTCAGCGCACCTGAACTGCGGGCAACGGAGATTGCGTTTGCCACGCGATTTGGGTCCAAAATGTCTTGGCCTGCCGTTGTCGTGAACCTTCCGCTTCTTGGATCGTAAGACGAGATCACGGGTTGGAGGTTTACCGGGCTTACAAACTGAGCCTGTGCCGTACCGATGGTAGAGAGGTTAGGTCCACCCACCTTATAAATGTCTTGATTAGCAAAGCGTCCCGCGTAGGGATCGGCTTGCAGGGCGGCAGACATAATCTCAAGGAACTGGTCGGGCGCAGCACCCATCGCGGTGACGTCGGCCCCGGCAGCCCCGCCACGGATGTAGTTTTCAATGGTGCTTGCTTGCAAATTTGGGTCGGTCTGCATCCGGCTCATCCAATACTGGTAGCCCTCTTGCTCAGGGTTTCTACCAAACTCGGTGCGGTATTCGCCGGTCAGTAATTGGGTGTCAAAGTTCTGGCCTTCGAGACTGTTGTTGATCTCTTGAAGCACCTGATCCATCGTCTTTGCGCCAGAGGTCAACTGCTCAACATAAAAGGCTTTGCCGCCTTCGTCTGGGGCGCGTCCTAATTGCTCGCGGTAGACCCCGGTTAGAAAATCTGCATAATCCATTATGCTCCCCTTACCGCCCGAATCCCGGCGGCAGTTGCGTCAATACTTGTCTGTGCGGCCAATTCCTGCCGTTTCAGGGCGATCTCAGCGGCGGCTTTCTCTTGTGCAAGTGCAATATCGGCCATCGCCTTTTCTTGCTTGACCTGAATGTCGGCCTCTGCTTTTGCCATCATTGCCTGAATCTGGGCTTGGGTCTGGGCCATCAGAGCTTGGACCATCGGGTCGGGCTGTTGCTGCTGTGGCGGCGGGCTAGACAGTTGGGCATCCATTTCTGGGGTGATCTCGCGGAAGAACTCTGAGGAATCCTTAAACCCTGCGGCCTCAATCATCTTGCCGAGGGTCTGACGGTATTGTCCCACAGACACCAGCGGATTGGCGGGACCGTACTGCTGGATGATGCGCTCTTGCTTATCCAGAACCATTGCGATCATCGCCATCTGTTGCTCTTT